ATTGAAATGTTAGATAAAATAGAATCCTCGAACCCACAAAGAACGGGGTAGAAGCTACTGAAACGCATAAATTGAAACATGCGGGCCAGGATTCTATTTTATCTAACATTTCAATGACAATTGATCAGGGTTTGACCAAGATTGTTAAAATAGCGGTTGAATGGCAGGGCGGAAACGCAGAAGTAATATCAATCTCAATTAATACTGAGTTCACTGTTGTTGAACCGAACCCGCAATTTTTAAGTACTTTATTGACTATGCTTCAGAGTGGAAAAATCAGTTTTAACACATGGTTTTTCAATCTTAATAAATTCGGGATGTATCCGGTCGGTACTACTCAGGAGATTGAAGAGGCTTTAATTGAGGTTGATCCTGGGATTGATTCTGATCCGGAAATTTAATAAAAAGGAAAAGGAAAAATGAGTGAAAAAATAAGGGTTGAACCTTCTTTTAAACGAAGATTAAGCAATCTTATAAATGAATTTTCTTTAGAAAATAAAAGCAGTACTCCTGATTTTATTTTATCCAATTATTTAATCAGGTGTTTGGATAATTTTGATGAAACTTCTGATGAGAAGTCAAGTTGGTTTTCTGATGAAAAACAACCAACAACTGAAGCGGAAACTGCACGCTGAAAATGAATAAATTAATTTTACTCTTTATCTGTCTGCTTATTGTCGGTTGTAACACTTTTGTTCGTGCTGACCTTAGTCCTGAAAATTTAGATAAGATTAAACCGGGAATGACTGTTGAGCAAGTATCAGAGATATTCGGTCGTGGCCCAGTCGGGACTTCAATAACTACTACCCATACAATTTACAGATGGGTTTATTATGATCCTTATTTCGGGAATTCTAAATCTTTTTCTTATGAAGTCGAAAGGAAGAAATGACAACAATAGCTTATGATGGGCGTTATTTTGTAACTGATAGCCAACAGACGGCTGGTTCGGTTAATCTTGGAAACATTAAAAAAGTATATACTAAAGCAAAAGACGGGGATTTAATAGTTGCGGCTATTGCTGGAGACGGTGATAAAATCAAATCAATATGCAAAAGACAGTTATTTGATATATGGAATGATTCAATAGTCGAAGAAATAAATGTGATTTTTGAACCTCCTGAAAAAGGTAGAATAGGTTTTTGGGTTATGGCCATAGATCCCACTGATTTAAAGGTTGTTTGGCAATTAACTCATGGCGAAAAAACAGCCGTTGAAATACAAGCTCCTTATGCTCTTGGTTCTGGTGAACTCTTCGCTATGGGGGCGATGGGTTGCGGAGTAGATGCTATGGATGCAATAAGAGTAGCGGCTAAGTTTAACATTTACACCAATGACATTTTGCAGATTTTTGATTGTAAAACAAAAAGATTTGTTCAGGATTTAAGCAAAGGCCATGTCTAAAATAAGCAATGTTGTTAAATTTTACCCTAAAGATGCGGCTAAAAGTCCTGATACGGTTTTAGAACAAGCTAGGGGTCAATATAATAATCTTTTAATAATCGGATGGGATAAGAAAAATATTTTTTCTGCTCATAGTGACTTAGGTTTAGATGCGGGGGACTTGATATTATTGGTTGAGTTTTTTAAACAGAAGCTATTGAACGGCGATTTTAATGCCTGATAATATTTCTGAAGAAATAGCCGATAAATACGTAAGTCATACGGTTGATCTTTCAAGATTTGAAGTCGATGTCAGAAATAAAGCTCTTAATTTTCTGAATCTGCTTGAAATAGCCACAACAGAAGAAATAAAAAGGATCGATCCGACTGGTGTTCTATCTCAGAGCGCACAAATCAAAAGGCTTAATGCTTTGATTGTTACAGTCAATGCTATCGCCGTACCTGCTTATACAGGCTCTAAAACCGTCACTGAAAGCAATTTAAGAAAACTTGTTCCGGTTGAAGGTCAATTTGTGGCTCGAACTATTAATGGTGCGGTCGGTGTTGATATCGCTTTAGTAAGATTTACGCCTGAATTAATCAATACAATTGTTTCTGATACGTTGATCGAAGGCGCTCCAAGTCGTGCTTGGTGGGCTAGGCAATCAGTCAACTATAGAAATAAATTTGCTGATGAAATGCGGCTTGGTGTCGGCTTAGGTGAAGATATAAACACTTTATCCCGAAGAGTAAGAGGAACAGCTACAGGTCAAAGACGAACGGTTGTTTTGCCGAATGGAGATAAAAAAAGAGTATCGGTTTTCAAAGGTGGGTTCATGGATACCACCAGAAGACAGGCGGATGCTTTAGTCCGAACCAGTGTTGAAACTATAGCAAATGAAGCAAGATTAGAATCATATCGTCAAAACGATGATATTATTGAAGGCGTCCAGGCTTTGGTGACTTTGGACACGAGGACTTCTGCAATCTGTATAGCGAGGAGCGGTGCTGTTTGGTCGCTTGATGGAAAGCCTATATCAGGAACAACTGAAAGCTTTCCCGGCCCCCCTGCTTGGCACTGGCAATGCAGATCGACTTTAATTCCGATATTAAAGGATTTTAATAAATTAACCAGAGAGGTCAATAAAACTAAAAAGAATCAATTGGAAGCTCTTCCTAAGTCCACACAGTCAAGTATTAATGGTCAGGTAGCTGAAGATTTAACTTATCAACAATGGTTAAGGACTCAATCTAAAAGCAAGCAGATCGATGTCTTAGGGCCGGGAAAATTCAAATTGTGGGATGAAGGGAAGCTTAATTTAACACAATTAATCAATCAGGACGGTAGGCCGTTGACGCTTACCGAGATTGAAGCAAGGATTTAAAGATATGGAAAGGGAACGTTATAAGAAAGCAATGGGTTTAGATTTAGATATCGACACTTTTAAAGAGAAGTTTAAAGATGTCTTGGGATATTCTCAAGAAAAATTAGATAAGGCTGATATTGGGACTATTTCTTTTATTGAAAAAAATGGAGATTATATCGGTGAACGTAATCATCATAATCATTTTACACGTTCGGACTATAAAATCCCGACTATTCTGCTTAAAGATATTATTCAAAAAGCTCAGGAATACTATAAAGAGCAATTAGAAGTTCTTGAAAACAAATTCAAACAATTATAAAAGGGAATATGCCATTAAAAGCGTTTGTACCAGAGATAACAAGTGTTGAAGCCAGTTTACAGAGTCTTTATACTAAAACAGATACAGGTTATGTTTTAGATGTGGATCAAGGCGATTATAAGAATAAGCTTGATGAATTCAGAAATAATAATATCCAATATCAGAAAGATAAACAGACAGCTTTAGATAATCTTGAGAAATATAAAGATGTTGATATCGATAAATATAATAGTTTTTTAAAGACAGCTGATGATCTTGAAAATAATAATCTCATAAAAAAAGGAGATTATGATATATTATTAAAAAAAGAGACTGATAAAATCAAGACTGAATATGATGGAAAAATCAATGTACTGGAAACAGGGAAACAGGAATCCGATAATAAGACTTTAGCTTATAAAAGCAAGTTGGATAACCTTGCTATCAATGATGTCATTAATAAAGCGGTGGTTGAAGCGGGAGTTCCTAAAAAAGGAGCTTTGGCAGATATAATCTCCAGAGCCAGACAAGTTTGGTCTGTTAATGAAAATGGCATTCATGTTGCTAAAGAAGGTGATACTTTACTTTTCGGGAAAGATGGTAAGGCTCATTTAACAGCTGAAGAGTGGGCAAAAGATCTGATGACTAATAAAGCACCTCACTTATTTGAGCAGAACAGCGGCGGCGGTGCTCCTGGTAGCGGCAATTCAGGCGGTAATCCAGCCGGTAAAATCTATATCAAAAGATCAGAAATCGCAAATTATATCGGTAAAGATAGAAAAAATATTGTTTTTACTGATTAAGTCTGTAATAATTAAAAAAAAGAAATTGTTTTAGCGGAGCCGGAACAATCGAAAGTCATTTTAACGGTGTTGAAATGCGTTGAATCAGAGATTCAATTTTTCATTCAACTGTATTTTAATCCGTTAAAAAGGTTTTCAAAATGCCTGCTAGTGCTAATGATTTATCAAATGTAACACCGTTCCTAACTGCTATGGCCCTGGAAGTTCTTAGAGAATTTCTGGTTATGCCTGCTTTGGTTAATGGTGATTATGGAACAGAAGCCGCTGAAAAAGGCGATGTTATCAATGTTCCTATTGCTCCTACCATCGCTGTAAGCGATGCTGAAGGTAGCTCCACACCTTCACAAGCCCCTAATATTGCTCCTAAAAAAGTCGCCATTCCGTTAGATCGATGGAAAAAAGCTGAATTCACACTTACCGATAAAGAAATTCTTGAAATCACTGATGATATAATGCCCGCTACTTCCAGAAGTGCGATTGTATCTTTAGCTACGCAGGTTAATAGTGATCTGCTTGATCTTCATGAAGAAGTCTTTTCTTTCGGTGGTAGTCAAGCAGTAGTTCCTTTCAGTACTGGGAAAATTACTGATGCGAGTCAAGCCAGGAAAAGGTTGAATCTTAATCTCGCTCCATTAGAAGACAGACGATTGGTTCTTGATCCTGATGCGGCCGCAAGTGCTTTAGAGGTTATCAGTTTTTTAGATGCCAGCGCAAGTAATGATGCTAATGTAGTGACTAATGGCTTTATCGGTCGAAAAATCGGTTTTGATTGGAGAGAGGATCAAAGCGTTAAAACTCATACAGCCGGAGCTGGTGGAACAAATCTGGATGTAGACGGTGGCGCTCAATTGCTTGGAGCGGTAACATTAGATGTTGTTGTCGATTCAGGAACAATTGAGTTTAAACGTGGTGATAAAATCCTGATTGTCGGTGACACTGAGCATTATACTGTTTTAGCAGATTTAACTACAGGTGGCACAACCGGAACTGTTTCTATATCTCCAGGACTAAGGTTTGTTCCTGCTGATAATGCAGATATAACTATTGAAATCAGTTTTGTTGCGAATCTTGCTTTTTCCAAAGATGCTTTTGCTTTTGCGAATAGACCTTTGAGAGGTTCTCAAGCCAGTGGCGCTACAATTTCAGTTGTGACTGATCCACAAACAGGGATCACAATCAGACTTGAAGTTGAAAGACAGACAGGTCAAGACTTATGGAGATATGATATTCTTTATGGTGTTAAAACTGTACGTCCTGAACTGGCAACAATTTTAGCTGGTGATCCGACTCCTTAATCGATATCAGTTTTAACTTATATGGTCTTCATCTAATCCTTTGGTGGAGACCGAAAAATTAATTTTTTGAATCATTTTAAAAAAATGGCAATAGTCCCGATTATCAAAATAAAAAGCGATTCTCCAAAAGGCTTCAGGTATATCAATAAAATTGATTTTAATAAAAAATCCGGTCATAAACTTTATAAAGAGCAGAAAAAAGAAACACCTCAAAGCACCAAACCTCAAGAAATCAAGACTCAAGCAAAAGTAACTCCTAAAGAAACTAAAAACAGTCAATTATTAACTTTGGAAGTCCTGAAAAGTTTGTCTGAAGTGGCTTTGATTAATTATTTGAGAACCCATAATATTCAACCGGATCCGAATGATGTTACGCAGGATCAGTTAATCACTAAAATCGCCCTTTCTGATCTGATTGGAAAATAATCAATGGCAATTAATGCTACACCGGGAAGCCCAACCGCAAACAGTTATGCAACATTAATTGAGGCAGACGCTTATCACGCAACCAGACTGCATAATTCAGCCTGGACGAGTGCGACTGATCCGATTAAGGAAGCTGCTTTGATATGGGCAACCAGAACTATTGACGACAATATGTTCTGGCAGGGTGTAAGGTCAACTGAAGATCAATCTTTAGAGTGGCCGAGACAAAGTGTGGTTGATGAAGACGGTTTTGTAATTGATTTTGATATTGTTCCGGTTAGAGTTAAAAATGCTCAAGCTGAACAAGCCTTTTTACTGATTAAAAGTGATCCGACAATTGGAGTTGATCCTAAAAGTCCGGCTGCACTTAAAAGCGTGAAAGCGTCAACTATCGATATTAAATTTGAATCGGCTGATAGACCGAGTATTTTAAATGCTTCAGTAGTCAGTCAATTGCAGATTTACGGTGTGTTTAGTGGAGTAGGAACTAATAAAAAATCCAGAACTGTAAATGTAGTCAGGTCATAAATGGATTTAAAAGAGATTATCGAAACAAGTCTGGATTGTTTATTTGATGTTCTTAAAAGCATTACTCTTCCGGCTGATATAATCGTTGTGCCTTCGGATTACGATCCACCAAGCGGAGTTGTAAGCGGTGTTGAGATCGTGAATGAGATTAAAGAAGTTATTTTTACAGAATATGAACGAAAACGAATTGATGGTCAGGTTATAAGAGAGTTTGACCGTATGGCTTTATTCAAAGAATCAGAAATTACTACAGAGATTACAACAGAAATGAATTTACGGTTATCAGGTGAAGACTGGAATATTAAAAATATTCAACTTGATCCGTCAACGTCTCTTTATGAGCTACAAGTAAGGAAACCATAATGGCAGGTAGTTTACCCGATGTCACTTTGACAGATGTTTTTCAGGA